GTCACGCACGGTACTCTGTAATGACCAGGCACCCTCAGGTTTATATCTGAGGAGAGAGCAATGGCATATTTCGTATTCCATGGCAACATTTACAAATCCAATATTTAATAAGTACTGGAACGCATTCGCGTACCAGTACCAATATAATAAAGGCCCAGGATTATCAACTCTTGTCGACAATCGTGAGTTCGTTTGCTTATTATTGCATTTAGAATCTAGATATAACTCAAGGGGATCACTCGATTGTATCAAATATATAAAAACCTTACGGTTAATGATATACAGATATATTTCGAAGAATCCTATCTTTCCACCCTTTATCAAGAATGTCAATGGCCTTCCTTCTGTCCTAGGACCGAAGTTAGGATTACTCATTGATAAACGAGATAAGGGGGCTATTAGAATGGTACTGACTATTTTACAAGTCAGTTACATCCTAAAAGCAGATGTAAGACCAGACTTGACACCAGTTACAAAACCATCGACTGCAAATCAAATACAGATTTCTCTGTTAAATGATTTCAGTAAGAAGTTTGCAAAAAGTATCTTCACTGGCCCAAAACTAAAAGATTGGGATTCTCTACACCTTTCCACCTCTGCCGGACCTAACGGCCCGGCTGTTTGGGGAAGTTCTCTTGATATGGAGGCTCTAAACCAGAACCAGATTCAATATCTGTTCGGGCTTGGAGGACCAAAATTTCAAGAATACTTCACCAAAATATATCCTCATCGTAAACTTCTCCGAAGGATTACTGAGAACATCAGTAAGAAGACCTTTAAGATCTTGGAGCCAATGGCTTTGCCAGAGGCTACAAGGGATCATAAACTCCCTTGTACTCGACGTCTGACGACAGTCGATTCCCCTGAAGGGAAGAAACGAGTGATTGCTATATTTGATTATTGGTCACAAACAGTACTTAAGGATGTTCATGACTGGGCATTTGCCCAGCTAAGAACACTTAAGTCTGATATGACATTTAATCAAGGTGGATTCCGGAAGGAGATGACCCACCGAATAAGCTACTTTTCATTTGACCTTACAGCGGCTACCGATAGATTCCCTATTACTGTACAAAGGAATTTACTGGAAGTTCTGATAGGAAAGGAAAAGGCTGATTCGTGGGAAAAACTACTTATAGCTGATGACTTTACCGTAAGTTGGGACAGACCAAATAAAGTTAAATATGGTGCTGGCCAACCTATGGGAGCATACAGCTCATGGGCAGTTTTCTCAATGAGTCATCACTTAATTGTTCAATATGCTGCAAGCTTAAACGGGTTTGAACCCGGAAAGTTTGAATCATATTGCCTTTTAGGCGATGATTTGGTCATTGCTGATCCTATGGTGGCCCTATCATACAAGGATATCATCGAATCATTAGGCGTTCAAATCTCAGAGCAAAAGTCACTTGTATCTTTTGATACATTTGAATTTGCAAAGAGACTTGTCGTTAATAATGAGGAAATGACACCCTTTCCATTAGCCGCAGTAGTGGAGAACGCAGGAAGCATCTCTGCTCTCTGGTCAACACTATTCGTGGCTAATGATAGAGGTTTTACCACTTGTGACTACTACGTCAACCCCCATCTGGCAGCGGGACTTCAGAAGGCTTGTGGGATTAAATATAAACAGTCCTACAAGGCCGCTAAAGACTTGCAAGCTCTGCACTCATACTTACATAACACTGGTGACTTCGTCCAACGATGGTGGGCTCTTGCCCATCTCGAAAGGACGCTCTCACTAGATGTTTCCTGTAATATCACCTCCGAAAATAGATTTTTAATCGTT